GTCCCAATCCAGCGAGTAGACATTCAGGCCTACGCAGCTCTCAAAACGGGTGTGATTACGTGTCATATGTGCCACGAAGCCATCGAAATAGCGTCGAAGGTACAAGGTTAGCACGAGCTCACCGCATGAGAACAGCCTAGTCTTTCCTGCCTTCACTCTGTCAAGAGGCCGGAGCTCGTCTTTCAGTGTGTCTGACCAATAATTTCCAATCCGTTGTCCGTTCTTCAATCGTTGTGTCGCTTCTTCGTACCGCTCCAATAGTAGCGGGTGATCGAATACGTAATCATCTTCACCAAGCACTGCACGTTTCCCGTTACCCTTCGGCCATCCATAACCACACGAGGTGGAACGTTCGATCGGAGGATACCTGTCGTCTCCTGGGATTCCTGCAATTGCTTCTTCGAATGTTAGTACTCGGCAATCCTTTGTTTGATATCGAGAGTTGATCATTTGGTCGACATCGTGCGCAGCTGTTTCTAGAGCAGTGGGCTCCACCATCCAGTTTGCCTGACAAGCCTTGTTCATCGCTTTTTCCAAGGGGTTGACCCTGTTGCCTTCCTCGTCCGTGAAAGGGCGAAGCTTGGCAGGCGCTTTGTGCAGTGGTTCAAATGCTGTTGATACTGGCGATTTCCGTATGACTGAACTTGGAGAAGCGTGAAGCGGCTGCTCCACGTTGCCAAGAAAAACAAATCCGGCGGGTACAGGCGAGTGAAACTCGAGTGCTCCGTCTTCTCCGACAGTTGCGTTGGGGCCCTTAGGTACTCCCACGGCTCCATTCAAAAATGAGTGGGTCCACCGTGCTTTCTTCCGCAACCCGGTGATGAGTTTTTCAAGGTTCTCCATGTTCACTGCAACAGCGATGCCATTGTAGTTGTCATTTACGTCATCAGTGGCGATATGCATGCCACACACCTTGCGGTGGAATCGTTGATCGAATGCTACCAAAATACTTCCGCAGTCTCCTGGCACCGTCTGGCACTTATGTCTGTAGAATTCTCTGATGTATGTCGTCATGTTTTCCGCTCGCAACTCGAATCGTTCCTTGTGTTCTGCTAGTGTGTTTGTTGAATCCATTGCGCGTAATTGTGCTGTGTCTTTTCCCAAATACCCTATGAGTGAGGTCGTGTCGAGTGTGTCGTGTCGTGCAAAATCTGCTGCTGTCATAAAGTGTTTCGTAATGTCTTTGTGTGCTTGCACAAAAGCCGGAGCTTCGACTACACATATGTCTCGTTTGCCGTGGGCTACATCGTCGTCAGGGACGTGATAAGATACAAGATCGTCACGTGTGAATTG